TCATATAAGGCTTTTAATTCGTCAGGGTTATTTACTATTACCTGTTCTGTTTTACGGGTCACATCAATGAAAACTGCAAGCCAATCTTCCTTGAAAACCTCAAAATCGTAAAATATCACTACTGTTCACCCTTTCTGAAAATAGCGGTGGAAGGTGTGCCCCACCACCGCCTGATTCTATTATGTGGACTATCAATCCACATTGTAACAAAAATTTTTACAGGTCAAAAACCTCATTGATGGTGATAGGGTTGAACTTGCTTGCTGCATAGGTAACTTCAACTTCGATGTTGTTCTGAATGGACTGGAACACATCAAGAATCTGGTCTGCAAAATCCTGATAGTTGATAAACTCAACAGGTGTTTCATCTTCACCAAGCAATTCATTGACCCATGTGCAGACAGATTTGATTGCCCTTCCATCATTCCAATTTTCGCTGACCTTGTTACCACTGATGACTCTGTTGAAGAAAATCATGCGGTTTGCCTGTTCACCTTCCTTGATTTTGCACTGAACCGCAAACATCAACTTATCCTGTGCCTTTGTCAGCTTAATTTCCATCTTCTCAATGCTGACGATATACTTACCATCCGGCACATCGGCAAAGTCCGCATCCTTTGCTTCTTCAACCTCTTTCTGTAATGCTGCCAAATCAACCTTGCTGTCAAATGCACTGAAATCAATAGCCATAATTTTTCACCTTTTTAACCTTTCTTAGAATAATGTTCTTTTAGTTGTCAGAACTGTTTTCAACAGTTCAAATGCCTGTGTATCTGTGAAACCCGCTTCAACATAGGAATCATAGATTTTCTTTGCAGCTTTTGCACCTTCCTGATGTGAAGGTTTCTTTGCCCCGGCATCAGGATTTGGTTTCTTCATGCCCGGTGCAACACTTCCCATGATTGCAGATGCAATAATTGCATCAAACATTTCATTGGGAATACCAAACGGATTGTTAGGATTACTCATGTTATGTACCTCTCTTTCTTAACGTGTTCTTCTTGTTCTGCGTGTACGTGTTCCAGTTTCCTGTTCAGGTTCAGCATCCTGACCTGATTCAGAATCAGACTGTGTCTGCTCTGCGGACTGTGCCTGTGTTCTGCGTGTTCTTCTGCCGGATTCAGGCGGGTTCATTGCACCTTCAACCGGGTTTTCAGGCTTCGGATTCCCCGCCTGTGCCAAACGCTTCACACCTTCACCAAATTCTTCCTTGGTGATGACCTTTGCACCTTCCGGGGCAACATCCCCTTTGTGCTTCATAACATAGTTGTCATCTGCCGGAATGTAGAAATAGATATCTTCTGCCAGTGTTTCAGGTTCAGCAGACTGTTCAGCGTTTGCCTGTCTTTCCTTGCGTGTACGCCTTGGCGGTGTTTCAAGTTCAGGCTGCGGTACTGCATCCATAACAGCAGCAGCTTCATCAAAAGGAATTTCTTCCTGTCCCGGAAAAGCCTTGTCAAGTGCTTCATCCCTTGCAGCCATATAATCAGACATTTTCTGTTCATTTTCTGCAACAACTTCATCATGTGTTTTACCGCTTGCCTTGCGTGTTCTGCCACTTCTGCCAGTAGATGCAGCCTTTTCAGGTTCAGCAGACTGTTCAGCATCCTGTTCAGCAGTCCGTGGCGGTGTTGCTGTTTCAGTTGTGGTCTTGGATGCTTTGCCACTCCTTGCCCTTCTTCCGTTGGCATCCGGCTTTGCAATATCTGCTGCAACTGCTGCATCAGCCTGACCCATTTCTGCATCAGTCTTATATTCACCCACTTCATAGAAGTTGCGGATTTTATCAGCCACATAGTTCAAATCATTGTCAATAGCGTATGCCGGGAACATTCCCATAGGTGACTTTACTGTGTCCTTTCCACTGTTCTGTGTATAGAAGTAATACTTACCTTCATTCACACCCGTTCTAAGAACGATTGTGAAAAGTCCCTCAATGGTGATTTTCTCACGTAACAGTTTACCAATCAGCTTGATTGTTGTTACACCATTGTCAAGGGTTTCTGTGTGGGTCATATAAGCAACAACCACATCTTCCGGTAGTTCCTTACATACTTCAATGATTTCAAAGTAATTTGCACCGAAATCATTCCACTTGTCCCAACCGTTTTCTTTGATACGGTTCATGTACGGAACAGAAAGAATATACTGGAAGTCATCAACAACAATCAGCTTCTTTCCGGCTGCTGCCTGTTCCTTCATAAATTTGCAAATCTTGCGTGATTCCGTTTCACTGTTCAACATTTCAAACTTACCCTTAAACGGTAACGGCTTACCAACCGGATTCACAACAGCGGTTGTTGCCGGGTCACAATTTCTCATACTGGTACTTTTACCAGTGCCGGATTCACCCATAACCAAAAGCATCTGTGCCATATTATCTCACCTGTTCCTTTCTGATTCTTTCAAAGTTAGCTGCCATGTTATGACTTACATGGTGCTGACCAAACTGCTTCTGAACACCCGCACGAATTACTGAACGCAACAACTTACGGTTATACACCGGGCGGGGATTGTACTTTTTACCCTGATTTTCGTTTACCATTATTCTTCACCTTCCTTGATTGTAATTTTTAACAACTGACCTTTTGCAATCTGTTCAACTTCCACTGCATAACCGTTGTTGATAAGGATTCCAACAAAATCCTGATAACAGGTTGAATTTGCGATTGTTACACAACCACATTCCCTTGCAACATCCTGTTCAATCAGTTCACGCATATCTGAAATCTGTTCATTCATCAAGTGATTAGTTGCCTGTGTATCGTGAACAATATATTTCAGTTCATTCACCTGTGATTCTAATTCTGCCTTTTCTTTTTTCAGGCGGGAAATCACCGCATCCTTGTCACAATTTTTTCTTGACATTATTCTTCACCCCCTTCATCTGTGCAACCTTCTGTTACTCTGCTTGACCATAAATCAGCATAATGCAGAATCAGATACAGCGGTGTTTCGTTGCCTTTTACCCCATAGTTGGCTGTTTCATACAGACCATCATGGTATCTGATAGCAAATTCTTCATCTTCCGTCAGGTCAATGAAAAGGGTTGCTAACTTAATACTGCGGGTTGCATGGTCAATCGGTAATAACGCCGGGTTACGCTTGAACGGTTTGGTTTCAGATGCTTTTCCTGACTTCAAAATGTTAGGTACATACATCTGCTTTCCATAATCACCGCACTTGCCAAGGTCATGTAATGCTGCTGCAATGATTACTGAATCCCTGACTTCTTCATATTTGTTTTTACCAAGAAGTGCATAACCAATGTTTTCTGCTGCTATCATCACGTTACGGGTGTGATGCACAAGACCGAACTCACAACATAAGTGATTGCCACCACTGCAAGGTGCATTGAAGAAACCAATTTCTTCCATGTACTCAACCAGTCCTTCCATACCTTCACGCTTGGTTGCAAGTAATCGGTCAACCACAAACTTCTTGTTGTCAAGTTCCTTTGCATTTTCTTCTGCAATCGCATCTGATAATGCTGTTGCAACTGATTCTTCTTTCTTTTTTGCCATGTTCTTATTCTCCTTTTAATTTTATTTCCCAACGCTTTTGTTCTTCGATATTCCCAAGATACCAAGCGTTAAGTTTCGATTTGTTTTCATTGAACTTTTTGAACTGTTCAAAGTCCTTCGGATAAAGCAAGATGCCATACCCACCTGATTCCCTGATTTTTCTTAGATTGTAAAGCTGCAATAAAGAAGGTTCACCTTTGTCTGCTTTTACCTCAATACCTAAGAAGAAACCGTCAGAACTTACCAATAAATCAGGTATACCGCTTTTGGTGTAGGATGCACCGCCCCAGTATTTGAGAAACCAACAGCCATAATTTTTCAGATAGGTCTTGACCTTGTTTTCAAAGTTCTTTTCTGCTGCCATCAGTCCACCATATACTGATAGGTTCTGTATAATCTCTGAACCGCCAGTTTTTCCCTTTCTGTCAATCTGTCAGATTCACGCAATTTATTCAAAATCTGTGAATCTTCAAAGGTAAACCTGTCATCCTTTGTCAATGGTTTTTCTTCTCTGTATACACTCATTTTTATTCACCTTCTTTCTAAAATCTTTGCAAGGATATTCCCTTGAACTTTCTAAACAATGACTGTAATGTTGGCAATCTTTGCAAGTCATCCCACCACCTTCCTTCTTCTTTTACGCTTGCACAATCCTGTGTCCCAAGCGTGTTGAATATTTTCAGCCTGTGTGACCCATTCAAGTTGTGATGCTCTGCAATCATGCTTTTTGCCCCGCTTGTGGTTCACAATATTCTTTGTTTCAGGGTCAGGATTTGGAACGTGTGCAACTGCAACCAATATGTGAAGTCTGCAATTTTCACCATCCAGTTTCACCCGCAAATAACCACTTCCGTCATCATACGGTGCAAGTATGTTACCTGTTCGGATGTTCCTGACCTGTCCCATTCTGCTGACCTCATAGTTTGGATGACCGTCAACAACTTTCCACTTCTTTCCCAAGTCAATCACCTTCTAACTGGTCATTGAACTGTTCCTGAATAGTCAGGATGCTTTGTGTATAATCTGTTTCAAATATCCCCTTTTCCCACAAACGAGAAGCACCATTTTCACCCATGTTGTACGCCATCAACACCATATCTGTATCTTGATAGCGTTCAAACAGTTTCCTAAGAACGAATACACCCGCCCTGATATTTTGATAGGGGTCTGTGTAATCAGTGACACCGATGGTTTCTGTCAGCCAGTCATGGTTGATTGCGTTAATCTGCATATATCCATAGTCATTTGTGTTGCTTATCACATTTGGGTCAAAACTGCTTTCATGCTGAATCAACGCCATTACAAGGGTAAAATCCAAGTTGTAGCCTGAACACAAGTAATATACAAATTCCTGTTGTTCTTCCGGCATCTTGCAATCAAGCGGTTTGAAATCCAAATCACCAACGCCCCAGTCAAGTGAAATTTCTTCTGTGAAACATCGTTCATCATACGCCCCATATACAAGGGTTTCTGTGCTTGACTGTTCACTTGTATGTATTTCTTCTTTTTCTCTGTCCTTGGCGGTTATATGAGTTTTCAGTGCATATCCTGACAAGCCACCGACCAAGGAAAAGACAACTGCAACAAAAACCCATGATACAATAATGCGTTTCGCCATTGCTGCCTTTCTAAGATTCTTTGAATAGTTCATCTGTCAATTCCTTTCCTTCTTGCAATGCTGCAAGGTTCTTTTCTTCAATGCTACCTTTCACCAACAGGTAATAATAAAAGCAAGTGTTATTCTGACCTATTCGGTGAATACGCTTCTTTGATTGTTCCCAAAGGTCACATGACCCCTTTCCAAGTGGCAAAGTAAAATAAATAACCTTGTTCGCCTTTTGGAAGTTACCCCCCATTGCACCCGCTTGATACTGAATGAATGTAATGCTGTTGTCAGATTCTTCATAAGCGGTTCGGTCATCCTCACCACCACGAACCACTGAAACAGGTCTTTCAAGTTCTTCTGCGATAGCTTTCATTGCTTCATATTCAGCGGTGAAGTTATAGAACACAATCAACCTATCTTCCGTTGACTGTACCAAGTCCCTGAATCCTTCCAGTTTTTCCTTGTGATACTGACCGCATAATTGCCGGGCGTATAGTGTCTTGGTCAAATTATTATCACCGACAAGTTCAGTGTCATCATCAATCAATAGGTAACTGTTTTTGATAAAAAACTTGTATTCCTTTGTTACCTTGAACATAATCTTCTGTTCAATCTGTTCAGGAAGGTCAAGAACTTCACTGGTTTTCATAAATACTGCACCATACTGTGCCAGTTTCTTTTTCAGGTGTTCAACATTCTTATAGCCAACAATCACTTCCTGTTTGAAACCATCCCCATTTTCAACCCACTTGGTATCAACATAACTGTTCCAAAAGGTTTTTTTATTGATGTTCCAACCAAGCAACTGAACCTGTGACCATAACCGTTCATACTTCCCGGCTGTCGGTGTACCTGAAAGCAATACAACACTTTCAGGTTTCATTTTCAGAATAAATTTTGAACGCTTTGCGTTCTCATTTGTAATCAGACTTGATTCATCAAGCATCATGGTAAATTCATTTATTTTCAGCAGCCAATCACGCCTGAAAGTCAGGTCATAATTGATAACACCGATAATTTGAACATCCCTGTGGTATATGCTCTTTGTGTCAATCCTGTTCCTGAAAGTGATTGCTTGTGATTTGTGTGTCAGGTCAAATACTTCATAATCAGGGTAATGGTCTTTGAAATGCTGCACCCAGTCATCTATCTTGGATTTCTGACAGATGACAAGGTTCACATCATTGTTCAATTCCCACACTTTTTCAGCACCAACAAAGGTTTTACCAAGTCCCATATCAAGGTAATATGCAACTCTGTTGAAGTTTTTGGTTTGGTTCAAGACCTTTTCCTGATGGGGCATGAAATGCAAATTACTCATTTACATTGATACCCGTACACTGATAAAAGATTTCAGGGTCAAAGTTCGGTAACGCCTTGATAATATTCTTCTGACGGTCTGACAAGCTGCCCCACCATAACTGACCACAATCAGATTCATCAAGCACTTTGAGATAACCGCCTGTTGTTTCATGTGTCGGATGCTCTGCTTTTTCTTCATCCGTCATATCTTCTGAATAAATCCATTCAACAACATTCTTTGGTATTCTGTTCAACAGGTATCTTGCATCACTGCGTAACCAATCCTTATAAGTCCAATCAGAAGGTTTGTTGAAGAACATAATTTTCTGTTCTTCTGTCATAAAACATCCTGTATTGAAAGAAGATTTGTTCCAGTCCCCGGTGTTCCTGTTCCCGGTGTTGCAGTCCCCGGTGTTCCTGTTCCCGGTGTTCCAGTTCCCGGTGTTGCAGTCCCCGGTGTTCCAGTCCCCGGTGTTGCAGTCCCCGGTGTTCCTGTTCCCGGTGTTGCAGCGACCTGTGCAATTCTTTCCTGTATTTACGATACGCAACACTTCATCCCAAGGGATTTCACGCACGATTTCCAGTTTATCGGTACAGGACTTGTCCCTTTCCTTCAAAACCGTACCGTATGCAATAACTTCTGCAACCTTGTTGTTGCTGTCAAAATCGTAATAATTGAAGCAGTCAGCAGCATTTTCGCAAAAGTGCATACCATGACCGCAAATATCAAGTTCCCCTTCTTCCTCAAATTTACCGGGGCAAGTGTACTGTTTGGTGTTACCATTCGGTGAACAAGTCCAATCAGGTCTGAACACTTTGAACCCATGAACAACTTCCTGAACATTGTTATTTTCCATCTGTCTATTCCTCACTTTCCAAAAATGCAACTGCCCTGTCATAGTTGCGTTCTAACATTCTAAGTTCATCTTTTTCACGTGATTCCTTATCACATACCGCCTGATATATTTCATCATTTCTGAAAGCTGTCACTTCATTGGTAATCAGGTCAGGATAACCTGTGGTTCAAGTGCATCCAGTTCCCAAGATTCATCACCATACTGTTCAATGTATTTTCCGCATCTGCTATCAGAAAGTTTTGCCGGGTTTGGCGGTGGATTGTATGTGTCAATCTGATTCATTGTCAGTGCCACACGCTTAACTTCTACATCTGCACCGAACAACCACAATCTTTCCTGAATATCCCTTGTCATATCAATACCACTTGGGTCATGGTCACCCAAATGAATGATGATGCGGTTTTCTCTGTCACGCTGATAAATGAAACGCTGTGCAGCACTCCACATTTCTGACTGGGAAGTGTAACCCCTACATGAAAAATACGGTGTGTCAAGTGGTCTGCAAGCCTGTCCCACAATGTCAACCAAGGCATCCTTTTCAACCCATACTTCAACATAATTTGGTTGACCTTCCCACTTATCAAGAAGGTATGAATACCTTGCGGATGCAATCACATCTGCCGGGTTATCCCAGTGACCATTGCTTCTAAGATTGCGGGTTCTGTCTGTTATACTGTGCCAGTCAATCAATCCGGCAAGTCTGCCATCATTGATAAGACTTCCAATGTTCTTATAACTGCGTTCATTGTTCGGTATGTAACCACGTGCAACCAACTGATAATATGCTTGTCTAAGGGTCAGTTCATATCCCTGTGCCTGATATTCTTCAACCACCTGATTCACAAGTTCAATCAGGTCAAGGCTTTTCTGCTGAAACTTGATTTCTTTATACTGAATTTTTGGCATTTCTCACTGACACCCCCCACCTAAAGCGCAACGCCTTCAATTTTTGCAAATCTTCTTGCATTGATGAAGTACGCCCAACGGTTTTCAGAAGTCTTGACTGCGTATCCCCAAGGGAAAACCCCCTGTTGCAACCCTTTTCTTACTGTCCCCTTATCCATTCCAAGGAAAACCGCTGCTTCTTCCGGCAGCATCTTCTTGATTTTACCTTCTGCAACTGCATCCTTCGGCATTGCAACAACTGGTGCATCTTCCTGTTCAAAATAGTCAGGTGCAAGTCCAAGTGATACTGCAATATCACTCTGAACCTTTTCTGACGGTACGGTCTTATCATTCAGATACATACTGATTGACCCTTTACTTTTTCCTGTCAGACCAACAACCTGTGCCTGATTGATTCCTAACTGCTGCATAGCCTTTTTCAACTTTTCGCTGAATTTCATGTTATATCACCTTTCCTTTCTTTGTGGATTGTCAGTCAACATTCTGACCAAAAAAAATTTCCATTACTTCATCATCAGTCAAATGAAGTAATTCTTTCAATATCATAACTTCACTTGTCTTAAATTCCGTTTCATTGTTAAGTTTTTTCAGAAACGCCTGATATGAAATACCTAACTGTTTAGCAACAAAAACCAACTTGAAACCGCAACCATCAACTTTTTCTCTTAATAAATTACTTTTAGTCATCTTTATTTTCACCACCTTCCTAAAACAACGGGTCATTATCAATACTTACAGAACTGACCAACATTGCGTTATTATTGTATGTTTTCCTAACTCTTATTGTGTAACCGTCAGGAAATTCTTCTGTTGGGGTATCGTCATAATCTAAAAGCTGAAATTGTGGGTCTTTTTGCTTACAAGAATCACAATACCTGTCTGCTTCTTCTTCACTGCTGAAAAATATAATCTGTTCAATCTTTGCAGCTATTACTTTTTTCATGTTTTTCACCTTCCTTTCTTAGCACGAACCACCGTCAGCACCGTGAAAAGCACCGACAGGGTATTTCCAATCTTTTACATAAATATCATCAGCTCCAAATTCTCCTGTTAGAATTGAATGAATTGCATTTTTATCATCCCAACAAACGCACGATTCAGCACAACCAACAAATTCATCAAGATTCTTTTTATTATCCAGTGTGAACCCAAGCACTTCTTCATCATGTCTTAGTGCTGCAAAATCATCAGGAAACAGTTCTTTGAATCCGGCAAACAATCTTGGTGTAGAAAAAATGCACATTGCACAACTGCATCTATTCCAACCTATTCTGTAACAAGGGTGTGGATTTATGTGATGCCTTTTCAGAAGTTCCCAAACATCCTTTTCAGAATAATCAATAACTGCCCGCCATTGATGAACAGTTCTATGTGCCTTGGCTTCTGCGTTGGTTCTATGTATTTCAATTTCATTGTACTTTGACCTTCCGGCTGATTCTCCACGCCTTTCACCTGATACAATCAGAATTTTCTTATTTGCCTTGGTTTCTTCAATATTCGCTGTAACACTATCCTGAACCGCTGCTTTCAGATTTCCACTGCACCACCTTCCTGAATGTGTACCACCCTTTGCGGGGAATTTGTGTCTTTTACCGCCAAGTTTTTCAAGTTCACCAAGGCGGTCAAGGTTACTTACAACCGTATCTGCAACACATATTTTCAAATAAGCTGAACACCAACGCCTTGACAAGTCACCAGTCTTTGCCGGGAACTTCATTCTGTAACCGTATTGTTTCAGAAGTTCTTCCATTTCTTCTGTTGCCTGTTCTTTTAGTTCCTTGCATTTCAGGTAATTACTTGACAATTTACATTGCCTTACTTCCCCAGTATCAGGGTCAATCCATTCAATAGGTTCTGATGCACCTATGCGATATAACTCCCCAAAGAATCCATTCACCCTATATGAAACCCTTAACTTGATACCTTCTGCGTCAGTCAGTGCTTTCACATAGTTTTGAGTACACCACCAGTCCATTCTTCTTGATGGATGCCCACCGTCAATATCGTGATGCCAAAATTCTATTTTTTCCTTTGGTACACCTAATTCAAGAAGTTTCAGGTAACAGGCAACTGAATCTTTACCGCCTGAAATCAGAACAACAATCAAATCATATTCTTCCAAAGGTAACAGTTCGGGTAGATATATTTTTTTGAAATGCTCTGAATCTGTTCTTCCTTGAACCCTTGGCTTTATACTGATACCATTTCCATATATGGGTGCATCCCTAACACCTAATTTGACAGGTGTGTCTTTGGTGCAATCTGCATCTTTTATGAAATCATTCATAGTTTGCACCCCTTACTTAATATCAATATAAAAATTGTTGTCATCTTGCCAAGTAAAAGATTCAACTTCATTATCCAAGTATCTAAGAACATTATCCTGATACCAGTTTCCATGTGCAAGAACGTGTAAATCATTATCACGAATCCAAACTTCTGTGTTATCGTTAATCAATCCAAGTTCTGTAAAAATTTTGCTTACTGTCATAACCTATTCTTCCTTTCCAACAGTTCCTTCAAAAAGTTGTCTATTGTCAGCACATCCGTATATCAATCAGGTGATGCCTTGACCCTATCAGATTTCACATTAAAATCTGCAAACCTGTCAGCCAACATTGAACCTTTTGAACGGTTGTGTTCAAACCGTTAGGGTTTTCACATTAAAAACCACCAAAAACCTGTTGACCAACACACAATAGACAATTTTTTGAAAGAACTGTTTCTTGTAAAAAATCCTATTCCTTGATTTTGTAAACCGCTGCAACGGTTTTCTTTGGAGTGTCAGGCAGTGGATGGGACTGCCTGACTATGAAAAAAATGCTGTTGAAACAAGGTGCTGTGTCATCTCGTGCGGTTGATTCTTCCACTTAACGGTTTCTTGGTTTAGGGGTAAAGTGCTGATTGGTTCAGCCTGTTCAGTTTTCTTCAAATAGTTCTGACACTTCGCTTTCTTGCCCTACCGTTCCTGTTTTCTTCAACTACTTTGCCGGGTCATGTTTATTCTTCACACACTCCGTCTGCCATTAGTTTTTGCAGCCTGACCACCATGTCACTTGTGTGTAGCCCTATCGCTTCACCCGAACCTTCCTACTTGCCTTGTTTCGTTGTGGATTTTCCGTCCACACTCATACAATAACATCATGTGGATTGAATGTCAACATTTTTTTATAAAAAAATTAAAAAAAGTTGATTTTCAATCCCTTACATAGTAAAATTGAAGATACAGAAAGGATGGTGATGATGTGGAAGATAAGAAAAAAGAGTTTATGAAAACTCTTGGAAATAACATCAGAATGTACCGAGAACAAAAAGGGTTATCACAAGAAGAACTTGCCAACCGTTGCGGTTGGACTACTAACAACGCACGTTCAACTATTTCAAAGATTGAATCTGGTGTTAATGATGTACCTACATCAAAAGTGAAAGTGATTGCTGAACAGTTGGGTGTTTCAGTTTGTGACCTGATGAATAGTTCAGCAAATGTTCAGACCAAGGACAAAATAAGGAAACTTATTGAACAATGTTATGGTAAAGAAGTATATGAAACACTTTCATCTTTGTTAGACTTGGATGCTTCTGACCAAAAGGTAATCAAAACAATGATAGATTCAATGCTATCAGCAGAAAAATATTCTGTGAAAAAAGAATCATTGAACGCATAGGGAATGTAATACACGTAAATTTCAATTAGTTACTGTTGGTTACGGTTAAGGTTACTGTTGAAAAGTGTTGATTTTTATGTATAGTTACGCTTGACACGCTTAATAATAAATTTTCTTTATTATGAATTTTTGTAGAAAAATTTGCAATTTC